AGCTTAACTTCTTTTCTGGATACATCGGGTATTTACCTATATCCAGTTTTTGTTATTACATATGCTAAATGTTATTAATACAGCATTGTATTTAAATGAAAAAGAATAATAGAAAAAATTCTAAAAATCCTCGCCGCAAAGCATCTCGTCCAAAAGCCGATTGGCAAAGACGAGGGGAGGTGCGTATCATGAAGAGACGTGAACGCAATGAGAACATTTATGAAGTACCTATAGCCTACGGGAATCAGTCTGAATTCAAGGGTCCCAATAATGGTAGAATGTTTCCAGTAGTAGACAGGGAACAAATAGCTGAAGTTTTTAGCGCGGGAGTAGGGGGTGCTTATAAATGTGATGTTTATGCTATACAACCAGGGTTAAGAACTTCTTTTGAGTGGTTGTCTACAATAGCCAAGAATTTTGAAGAATATGAGTTCAAAAGGTTGGAGTTTGAATTTATGCCTTCTGTGCCTACTGTAGTAGGGGGAAATGTCTACTTAGCTGTTGATTTTGATTGTCATGATGATGCACCGATAACAGCGAAACAGTTCGTTACCACGAGTGGGTCTGTAGAGGCGTCTATATATAGACCTGTCAAATTGATAGTTCCCCGACGAAACATTAAATCTTTATTAAAACGCCATCTTGTGCGTACCCAAAACAATGGTATAACAGAAAGATTATTATACGATATTGGTAATCTCATGGTAGCCACAGATCATGTGGGAGATACCAATAGTTTTATGGGTAAAATTTATGTCAATTATGAAATACACTTTTTCATGCCTCAAACAGATACTGGATCATTATCTTGGGGAGCTCTAACTAATTCGAATGGAACAGGCTCTACTGCCGCCAATATGTTGGGAACGCCTGCTAGTTGTGTTCCCACTGGTAGTATAGATGTGATTAGAGTTACTGACACTACCTTTACTTTGAGTCCTTTAGAAATTGGAGCGGAGTATTTAGTTCAGTGTGCATTAGGTGGTACGACAATGACTGGACTAATGGATTTAACGTCTCCACAATTGACTCCAAAAACAGCACTAAATTCTGTTAATACAGGTGCTAATGCCCTAAAGTCTAGGACTTTTATTTCAACAGATGTTACAGCGCTACTTACTGTAAACAACATAGCGACTGCTGTTGCAATAGTTTCTGCGTACTTATTTTGTGAGAAAGTAGACAGAAGTTGGGCGTTTTAATGTATATATTTAATTAAAATAAAATATTAAATAATAATAAATAAATAAATAAATAAACAATAAATAAAATAAAATAAATAAATAAAATAAAATAAAATGAATTAAATATAAATAAAATAATCGGAAAAGCCTGAATTAGGCCCGCTCATGGGAAACTGTAAGTCCATGAAATCCTGTTAACTCGCAGAGGAAAGACCTGAAGGAGTAAAATCGCTACATGTTAAATCTGGGGAGGTGGCCCGTTCCGACTAAACCATCTTGGTGCAACTACCCACGTTGGTAGAAACCTAGAAGGAAGTGAGAACACAGAGCTGATCTTCGGAAACTCATGTAGAATCGTGCCTTATGGGCGCCCTGAGCACAACAGGGAGTTTTTAATTGAAGAAGTGACCCTCAGAGATGAGGTGATTTTCAGTCTAAACAAAGAAAATGTGCTATTAACTCCAGATCCGTGAGGTCAGGAGCCCCCATGACAAGACAACTATAAGAATGAATATTACCAAGCTAAATAACGACAATGTAGTAGGATCGCAAGATCTGAATGCAAACAATGAAAAAATTTTTGTCATGGGTTTTGAAAAAACAACAGATTTTTATTTACAGTTAAACAATAATGAATATCCTAGTTTTGATTTGCAATGTATTAGAGCTGATCGTAACTTAGATTTGGAGATGGAAAATTCACATCTCTCCAATGGTGATTTTGTTTTACGCAGCACTGTTAAGGATTTAACCAAAGAAGATAAAGATAGATTGTGGGAGGCGGAGTATAAGTTTTTAAGAGCGATGTATGGTGAAGATGATAGAAAATATAATCCAAAATCAACCTATAAGCGCCGGTCAAATAAGGTTAAAGCCGCTAAGGAAAATCGAAGAAGATTGGCCAACAATCATATGTGCCCTAGTTACAATAGGAGATCTAACCATATGGAAAGAGGTATTATCAAAGGCAGACCTGGGGGAACTAATATTGAAAATGACCCAATGATTTCTATTAGGCCATGGACAGGATACTCTAGCAATCCAAATCCTTTGTTAGCTGACCATGATCCTAGTAGAATTGAAAATTCTTCAATTGGAAAGCACTTAATACAAATGGCTAGAGAAAAAACTTACAAACAAGCATTGGTAGATGATGATAAATTTAGAAGGTCTGAAAATTCTGAACATGCTTATGTAAGAAGCTTTGATAGTAGTGATAGTCGATCCAATTCTGTGTTAAATTATGATGAAAGTTTTGAAGGAAATGGTGACATTTATCTACAAACTTGTTTTCAATGTAAGAAGGATATTGAACATTGTGATTCTATGTCTAAGTACAATAGATGGTGCTTAGCAATATGTAGAATTTGTAAATTTGATAAACAATTTTGTAAATCACAAGTGAATGCTGGAAAGTGGTGCAAGCGCAATAATGAAAATCCCAAAAGAGGGAAATTTACCAAGAAAGATAATGATGTAGTTGAGTCTAGTATGAAGACCCATCATGGTGAACAGTTGAGGAATCAATCTAAAGTTTCTTCAATATCTGATGATTCTACTATTTTGGTTACTGAATCTTTAGATATGCCACTTAAGAAAGAAAATTTTGAGAGTTTTATTGATAATTATTATTCTCAACCAATGCCTTATATGAAACATAATAAACAGAGGAAATCTCAAATGGTCGATAAGAAAATTAAAAAGAGTAATGATAGTCTTATTGAGAAATCAAGGTTGGAATTTGAAAATAGACAATATATCAAGCAATTAAATTTACAGCCCACTTTGCCTAGGGAAACTATAATCTCTATGAATCCGTCAATTTTTATCGAGCCAATCGAAATTAAGATACCATTGAGTGGCATTGATGCTGATTCTTTGTTCGGAGGAATCACTGAACTTGGAAATACCATTGGAAAATTCATCAAACCAGGAAATACTATAGGAGATACTTTTCTTAAAGCACCTGGTGCTGCACTGGCTGCTTTTGGAGCGACTGGTTCTGCAATTGCAAAAGGTATTAAACATTTGAAAACGGTTGCTGATTTAGACCCTAGTTTCTTAATTTCTTATGAATTCCAAGGATTTGTTTATGACATTGATAAGATTGAAAGGATAACAACCGATACTTCTGACGATACTATAAAAAGGGGTGATCCAGCACACATGGATGCATTATTATCTTATTTTCAAGTTACTGTAAGACCTTTCAAGTGTACTATTAAGAATGATTTTGTCCAGCAGTTTAGAGTGATAGTATCTTTGGAATTATTTTTTCAGGGAAAGAATTCAAACATATGTAACAATGAATTGTCTAATGATATGGTGCGCACAAAAATACATAATTTTGTAAATACCAATACTAAAGTTAGATGGACTAGGTACATTAGCGCTCCAATTCAGAATGATACTGCAATGTTTATTTACGCACACCACTTATCAATGAATGCGTTATATAATAGAGATTTCATGGAAAATAATTTTCCAAAGAATGATGTTGATAAAATTCCTAGTTATAAAACCGATAATTTAGAGACTGAATTTCGGTGGGATGAGAATGGAATGGGAGAAGAAATGCGTAAGTGGGAAGTATCTTCATCGAGTATAAAGAAACAAAATAATATTGATATTAACAAAATGGTAACTGTTGGTTACGGGTATTCATATGGAGAAGTTAAACTTCCTGACATAGGGGATATTAAAGAAATAAGAATACGACCTTTAATTCCTGAATTTAATGAGGAGAAAAAACCTGTAATTTCCCATTCAGGTTTTGGAACCATATTTGCTGAACCACATGCTGATCTTAATGATGCTAGAACTTCCATATGTGGAGTACTTAAAAGGGTAGCGTGTAAACCCTTTACCCCTATACCTGGAATAGTGGAAGAATTAAAAAAATATAATAAAAAGTTAATAAATAAACTGTTAGTGCCTGTAGATAAATTTTCAGATTTGTCTTTCGAAACGTGGTTGTCACAAACTAATTATACCGAATCGAGGAAAAATGAATTGAGGAAAGCTTTCGAAAAAACTAAAACAGCAAAATGGGAAGATATAATTGAAGTGGGAGCCTTTACTAAAGACGAACAGTATCCTTTATTTAAACATTTGCGGAAAATTAATGCAAGAAATGACATGTTTAAAACATTAATTGGACCGATAGTTAAAGCCATAGAAAAAATTGTATTTTCTTTACCTTATTTTATTAAGAAAATTCCCAATAAAGACCGTCCTGCATATATTAAAGATTTATTTAATAAAAAAATAGCAATGATAATAGAAGGTGATGATGCATTAGCTAAAGCTTTTGGAATTATATTTGGTACTGATTTTACTGCATTTGAATCACATTTTACTGAAGAAATGATGTCGGCATTAGAAACCCCTTTATATGAACACATGACTTCTGAATTGGATGATCAGGGTAATTATTTGAGATTGTTTGATGTGTTAAAAGGAAACAATCATATAGTAGATAAATTTTATACTTTAGATATACCTGCTACTAGAATGAGTGGAGAAATGAACACTAGTTTGGGAAATTCATGGTCTAATTTTGTCATATTGAAATTCTTACTACACAAACATAAACGAATGCTAACTGAAAAAGACTATAGAGATTTAGGTTTTAATGTTAAGTTAGAAGTTTTTAAAAATTTAGGGGAAGCAAGTTTTTGTGGAATGATTTTTAATGAAGATGTTTGTGATATTATTGTTGATCCTAGGAAAGCGTTATCAAACTTTTCGTGGAACACTGACAAGTATACTTTGTCAGGGCTGAAAAAGAAAAGAGAATTATTAAAGTGTAAAGCTTTGTCTTATATACATATGTATCCCAGATGCCCAATAATAAGAGCTTTATGCAATAAAGTATTGGAATTAATCCCAGAAAATTTAAGAGTTAGACAGCATTTCTTTTCAAGCAATTATTTATATGAAAGATTTGTCATCAACCATACCAAAGAATTACCTAATGGTATCATTAAGTTTGAAACTAGACAGTTGATGGCTGATAAATTTGGAATAACTATAGAAGATCAGTGTTCGATGGAAAGAACCATAAATTCATTAACACATTTAGGAATCTTTGTTTTGCCTGAAATGCATAAGTATTGGAATAGTGATGTTATAGATTACACAAATACTTACGTCAAGACTTTACCAATAAAGTTGTTGAGAAATCATTCTTTGAGTTTCCCCACCAAAAAAGAATATCTTAATGTTAGCAATAATAATAATGTTATGAACATAGTAGAGAATACTGTACGTGGTAAGACTATAATAGTTAAGGATCTGAAAGATGAAGATTTTATTACCGTTAATGTACCCGAAATGTTTAAAACTGGATTTACTAAGAATGCGTTTGGTTTCAGAAACCCGTTTAGTAAGAAAACACAACATATGTTATTGGAGTCTGATGACGAAGATAGTATTGAGATTATCAACCAAAGAAATGCCACTGAATTCGCTACTAATAATTATCGTATGAAATTGGAAGATTCATCATCTGAGTTTTTTATTGAAGATGATGATTTTGATATGAATGGAGAGCGTTAAAGTGTCCTTGCCAG